GGAACGATCACCCGTTGCCGGTTTTTCGAGGCCCTGATTAGTTGTGTATGTACTTGCCATATCTAAGTTACCTTTATGCTGCTATGTCTAACCAATCAGGCGTCTGGGAATCATCTATTTCTGACCAAGAGGCAGACTGTGATTCATCAATAGCGACCCATGTAATGGACTGTGCATCATCTATTTCTGACCAAGAGGCAGACTGTGAGTCGTTAATAGCACTCCAACTAGGTGTTTGAGAGTCATCTATAATGCCCCAAACAAGAACTGATCCTACCCCACCAGACGCAGAAACACCTGTAACCGTTACATTAGAATCCCCAGTAGCAGTAACAGTGCCTACAGAGCCTGTACCCGCAACGCCCGTAACCGTTACATTAGCATCTCCGGTAGCAGTAACAGTGCCTACAGAGCCTGTACCCGCAACGCCCGTAACCGTTACATTAGCATCTCCGGTAGCCGTAACAGACCCTACGCTACCTGTCCCGGCCAATCCGGTTACGGAAACAGTAACTCCAGTACCTTCAGTAACCGTAACTGAGCCAACGGCGCCTGTGCCTGCAACGCCCGTAACCGTTACATTAGCATCTCCGGTAGCCGTAACAGACCCTACTGCCCCCGTTCCTGCAAGTCCAGTAACGGAGACAGGAAAGGCTTCACCCCATGTGCCAGAACTCCATGTACTTCGGCCCCAGCCGGTAATTGCCGCCATTAAGCAATCCTTATAATCGCATCACTCGCATCAGCAGTAGGAAATGTAATCGTAAAATCCCCCGCGCTGGATGATTTATCAGCACCAAAATCCAAAATTACAACAGAGGGATCCCCGCCGGCGCTGTCATTAAAAATCATCGCACCACGAGCCGTGATTGTACTGGATGCCCACGTAGTATCTGCAAAATCAGTAAGTGCAGTAGTGCCGCTGCTTGAAGGATCTACGTTAGTAAGCGTATTTCCTTTCGCTGTGTAATTAGTACCAGAAACCTCATTAGTGTCCGTATAAGCTGTCGTAGACGCAGATAAACTAGCACTTGATGTATATAACGCTATTTTAAAGGTGTCCCCACCACTAAGTAAAAAATTATGTTTCGCTTCAAGTAACTCTTTCTTGAAACTTGTACACATTGCCTGAGCTATAGCCATGCTAAATATCCTCAATATGTTTAGCTAATTCAAAATATCCTTCTTTTTCCAAAATAGCTCTTACAGTTGTTCTTTCACTTCGAGCTACTTTTTTGAAGTAATGAACGAGGATATTTTTAACGTTCCCACGAAATGCGAGAGCTTGTTCACGTATAGGCATCGGAGAATTCATAGACACAGATACAATTCGTCGTACTGCTGCTTCTGCCCATTCTTCAGCATTCATACCTCTGTTTTCAGTTGTAATAACTGTGACAGGTTCAACAGCGCCATTCATATTGAGCATTTAGGCCACATCTCTTCTTAGACTGTCATAACGATACTGGTCTCGGGAATTTTCACCTTCTGCAAGGTTCTTAAGCCATTGCAGAGACTCCTGGAACCTAGAATTATACAAGCCTAATAAATCCGGTTCACCTTTCATAAAGGTATAGGCTTCCACCAAAGCACCATATAAGAGAGCCAGTTCTGCATTGGTCCCAATCCAACTTGTACCATCAGACGACTCTGTAATCGACTGAGGTCTATAAAAATAATGAAGTTCCATGGTGTACCCGGAATCAGGCGTAGGAGCCAACAAAAAAGTCGTATCGTCAAAATCGGAATAGTAAAGGGGGGTGCCTGTGGTACTTGTATTAGGGTTATAGTCCTGGGCAAAAGTCACATGCTTGTACAACAGAAACTCATTCTTGGAACTGTTAATAACGCTTAATGAAAAAGGTGCAAGAAAATCTGTCGGCTTAGTCAAAAACCGATTGGAAGAAGTGACCGTTCCCTGAACATTTTTACGAAAAACATCCAGCTGACACTCTTTTAAAATACGTTCTTCAGAATTTAGGATAAACCGCGTCAACTGGTCCGTAAAAGTGGTCTCAGTGTTTTGCGTGTAGTCCTGAATTGCCGTTTTTAAAGTGGTAAATGTAAATGCCATATTACGAACTCACTGTAACTGGACCAGCTGAAGAAAAACCTCCACCACCTAAGACACTTCCGGTGGTTGCAGTCCCGCTGCTGGCGGAAAAAGTATAACTGTTATCATTCACTTTCGTGATGCTGTAACCACTAGCCCCTTCTATAACAGTTTCTGTAAATCCATCAAAAGCCTCTACGTCCCTAAATCGCACCGTATCCCCAGTACTTCGGCCATGGCCAGGTTCCGTAACAGTAATGGTTGCCGACCCACTGGAACCGGACTTAAATGAGTTAAACGGTAATAAGACCGATACGGGAGGTTCCGTCCTGTCAGGACGACTTATCCGTAACGCTTGCGGGTCTGGACTAGATTTGGAGGGAGTTAATTGAGGCTGTTTAGGCTCGTATTCATCCTTTCCCACCAAAAGATCGTTCCACTCACGGACCATGTTCTTTAAATGATAGGCCCTCCCAGATCGGTCTGAGATCCCAAGAGCACGTTTTCCACTTGCATAACGGGCCATTTCAAACTCTTAAAGACTGATAAGTTGGAACCAAACGTAAAGGCACCCCATGGTCGATGTCCTGGGAAGCAGCACGTTCAAATTCTTCTTCATACGCCATTTTTAAAATCTGCACTCGTTGTGGCGATTTCTTCATTGCAATTTGATACGCCAATCCTGCCACCAGGCACGGTAAGAATCTAAAGGGTATATCGGCAGTATCCACACTCGCATCGGCGTCTTGGATCCGCTTGATTCGATAATAAATCAAGGAATCTGTGGAATTTTCAGGCACCGGCCATATTGTGATAGTGGGCGTTATTTGTCGATCTACATAAAATTGAGTAGGTCGTCCCTGGGTCGTTTTCTTGGGGGTCGTGAGATATTGAGAACGGCTAATCCGAGACATGGTAATGTCTTCGCTGTCACGTCGAACAACCATTTCCAAGATGTCCCCTGCTGCCTGAACGTCAGCCAAACTGGGAACGGACGACACAGTGGTAGTGGCGGCACTCGAGGAACCTGTAATGGTCTCTGTTGCCGTAAAAGTGCCACTAGGCACCGTGATGGTCATGGTAGTACCGGAGGGAAGCGTGATTATTTCCGCGGTAACACCGCTGGTGCCCCCGGTAATGGTCTCCCCCACGCTAAAACTACCAGAGGCGCCCACCGTTAAGGTAATGATGCCCAGGGGATAGGTAGCAACGGCAGAGGAGGTGGATAACTGGGCTACTGTTTGCGTGATCTGGTCAATTGTCCAAAGATTAAGACCTCGATTGGCCCAATCCGCAAACAAAAGATTAAGCGACCTACGAGCCGTTTTCGCGTCATAACCCGTCCGAAGCTCGAGGCCGCATCTCTCGAAGGCTTCCTCCGTGATTTCGGCCATGTCTAAATTAAAATCAACCGATCCAGAAGTTGCCATACTTATTCCCTCAGAAGTCCTTCATATTAGCCCCAGATAGCTATTCTAAGCCCTACTGCAAGTTCACCAAGAACTAAAATGGCCACACCCCACAAAATTTTGTAAATGTTATTGATAGAAACCTGTAAATGTCTAAAATCATTAGTCTTTAAAGATTCTACCTTTTGTGCCAAGAGCTTTATCTCACCTCGTATAGTAACAAGCTCAAGCTCGTTTTTGCGAGTAGTGTCCTCCTGTGACACGTTTAGAACTCCTTAATACATTCCAAAACTATTGAATAAGTATCTCCAGAGCCGTGTCCAACGGTGGTAAATCTAATATCTCCGGTAGGACTTGAAGCAGTGTTAACTAAGCCTCCAAAAGACGAATAATCAAGCATTCCCTGATAATCCGTAGGCAGCTCCAAAGCCAGCACATCCGTACTTGCATCCCAAAGGATCTTTACAGACACACCAACTGTGGAAAACCAGACCTTGTTGATACGAACATCCGTACAAGAAGTTCCAGCACCGCCCGGATATTTAGAGAGACCTGAAACATCAACCTTTAAAACGGCTGCTTCACCTGTATCCACATAAGTCCAGTTAAAAGAACTTACAAAAATACGCGGTCCATCCTGGATCGTTTTATTTGTAATGGTATCAGCCACAGCCTACTCCTTT